CGAAACAGTGGAGCGTAAATTTGTAGAACAGCTTGATGTTTCAGAGTGGGAAGTTGAGACGGAAGATGGATACAGAGATATCATGTCGACGAACAAGACTGTTGAATATGAAGTCTACAAACTAATATTAGAAAATGGCATTGTATTAGAATGTGCCGATACACATATCCTAATACAAGAAGATTATTCGCAGGTTTTCGCTAAAGATTCTCTAGGAGTTGGAATAAGAACCAAATTTGGCACCTCGAAGGTCGTTTCTATCGAACACTTTGGGGAGTATGAACATATGTATGACTTATCTGTAGATTCAAAAGAACATACGTATTACACCAATGGAATTCTTTCACATAATACAACAACTGTTGCTGCTTATATCCTATGGTATGTTCTATTCAATAAGCGAATGAACGTTGGTATTCTGGCTCACAAGAGCTCAGGTGCGCGCGAGGTTATGAGTCGTTTCCAACTGATGTTTGAGTGCCTCCCAGAGTGGTTACAACAGGGCGTCAAGACATGGAACAAAGGTGACATTGAGCTAGAAAATGGCTCTAAAGTATTCACCTCTGCTACAACATCGGCTGGTATTCGTGGTAAGTCTGTCAACCTGTTGTATATCGATGAAGCGGCAATCATCCCGAATACTGTGGCTGAGGCATTCTTCGCTGCATCTTACCCAACGATTTCTGCTGGTAAGGAGACGAAAATCTTCATGTCCAGTACGCCTCTAGGATACAATCACTTCTGGAAGTATTGGACAGAGGCTGAACAGGGTCTGAACGACTTCGTCGCATTGCGGATCGATTACTGGGAAATTCCAGGTCGTGATCAGGCTTGGGCTGATGAGCAACGTCGAAACTTGGGTGAGCTTAAGTTCACCCAGGAAATTCTTTGCGCCTTCCTGGGTTCATCTGCGACCCTTATCAACGCTGACAATATCCGTAACATGGTGCCTATCAAGCCGATTCATAGTATGAACGGTCTGGATACATTCGATAAGCCTACGCAGAATCATGTTTATGTTCTCGTGGCTGACGTAGCCAAGGGAGTGGGTGGCGACTACAGCGCGTTCAGTGTCATGGATATAACCACAGTCCCATACAGGCAGGTGGCGAAATATCGGGATAACAAGATCAGCCCTCTGCTCTACCCGAACATCATCTATAAAGTCGCCAAAGACTATAACATGGCATGGGTTTTGATCGAGATTAACGTCAGCGAGCAAGTCCCTCACATTCTATTCTATGAGATGGAGTATGAGAATATTCTGTTCGTGGCTAGAACCAACAAGGGTCAGCAGGTGTCTAGTGGATTCTCCAAAGGTGTTACAACCCTCGGCGTGAACACTGATAAGAAGGTCAAGCGCATCGGTTGCGTGAACTTCAAGACCCTGGTTGAAGAAAATAAGATCCTAATTCAGGACAAAGACACCATCGGAGAAATTGGGACGTTCATCGAGTCGAAGGGTTCCTTCGCTGCTGATGATGGATACCACGACGACTTGGTTATGCCACTGGTTCTGTTTGCATGGTTCACCAGCAACCCTTCATTCAAGGATTTCAGTGATATCGACCTCCGCAAGTCGATGTATGAGCAGAGAATGCAGCAAATCGACGAAGAACTGATACCTGTCGGCTTCTACAGCAACGGGTCTGAGGTCGACGAAGAGGAAATCTTTAACTTCTAAAACACTAAATAATGTGATACCGAATTAACAGGTTCACCAGATTCATAACGAGAGAGAACAAAACATGGCAATCCAACTATCACCAGCGGTAACAATCCGAGAAATCGACCTTACCAATGTAGTTCCAGCCGTGGCAACTTCAATTGGAGCTGCCGCAATCGAAGCAACCTGGGGTCCTGTACAAGACGTGACCACTGTTGATTCGGAGAACGAATTGGTTCAACGTTTCGGCAAGCCGAAAGACCTAAACGCAGCAAACTGGATGGCAGCTGCTAACTTCCTGGCGTATTCGAATGACCTGAAGGTTGTTCGTACAGATACGACTCTTCAGCGCAACGCAGTTTCTTTGCTGACTAACAGCATCACCAGCGTTCCTCTATCTACAGGTGGTACAGGTTACATTACGGCCCCAGCAATCACTATCCCGGCTCCTCCAGTTGCAGGTACAATCCCTGTTATCGCTGTAACGAACGGTGGAACGGCCTATGCGAACGGTGCTTCTGTGGCTCTAGTATTCACTGGTGGCGGTGGTACAGGTCTGGCTGCAACTGCTGAAATTGCCGGTGGTATTGTCCTATCGGTAACAGTTTCAAACGCAGGTTCAGGTTATACCTCGGCTCCTACTGTCACGAACCCAGCTGGTGGTACAGGCGCTGTATTCGCTCCTGTGGTTTCTACCGGTGGTATCCAGGCGACTGCTACTGCTACGCTAACTGCTGACTCTGTCACTTCTATCTTGATCACGAACCCAGGTTCTGGTTACTACGCTGCTCCAGTTGCGACCATCGCAGCAGGTCCGGGTGTTGGTGCTACCCTCGGTACAGTTACTGTAGCAGCTGGTGGTGTTAAGATCAATAGCGAATCCCACTACACTGTCACGTTCGCTAACGGTGAAGCTGTTGTCGGTGAATTCGCTGCAAAGTATCCTGGTGAACTAGGAAACTCTATCCGCGTTTCGATGGCAGACAATGCATCTTTCGCTACATGGGCATACCGCGATCAGTTCGACTCGGCTCCTACGACTTCATCGTATGCTACGGCAAATGGTGGAACGGGTGACGAGCTTCACATCGTTGTGGTTGACACGAACGGTAAGTGGACGGGTACAGCAGGTACAGTGCTTGAGCGTTTCGCATTCGTCAGCAAGGCATCTGATGCTCGTAAGGAAGACGGTTCTGGTGCATACTACAAGACAGTCCTGAATGAGCAATCTGACTACGTCTGGTGGATGGATCACCCTGCAGCTGCTACGAACTGGAATAGCACTGCTACCAGCACGGCGTTCAGCTCAATCGGTTCTACTGCTATCACCCGCGACCTAGTCGGTGGTGTGGATCACCTGATAGCTACGACTGGTCAGCGTATCAACGCGTTCGACCTGTTCACAAACGACGAAGAACTGGACATCAACTTGGTTGTTGCTGGTAAGGCTAACCTGACTGTTGCTAACTGGATCGTTCAGAACCTAGTTGAAGCTCGTAAGGATTGTGTTGCGTTCATCAGCCCAGAGCATATCTCTAGCGGAAGCGTTCTTGTTGGTAACAACTCAGACGTCGCTGAACACATCCTTGACTATCGTAACGGTCTACCATCTAGCTCGTACATGGTCCTGGATTCTGGTTACAAGTATCAATATGACCGTTACAACGACAAGTATCGTTGGGTTCCACTGAACGGTGACATCGCTGGTCTATGTGCTCGCACCGACTATACCGATGATCCTTGGTTCAGCCCAGCCGGTTTGAACCGTGGTGGTATCAAGAACGTTGTTAAGCTGGCATACAGCCCACGTAAGACTGATCGCGATACGTTGTACAAGTCTGGTGTGAATCCAGTTGTATCGTTCCCAGGTCAGGGTGTTATCCTGTTCGGCGACAAGACCGGTCTAACCAAGCCTTCAGCCTTCGACCGTATCAACGTTCGCCGTCTGTTCATCGTGCTTGAAAAGGCTATCGCTACTGCTGCGAAGTATCAGTTGTTCGAATTGAACGACACGCAAACGCGTGCTCAGTTCCGCGCAACCATCGAACCATTCCTACGTGACGTTAAAGGTCGCCGTGGTGTGTATGACTTCAAGGTTATCTGCGATGAAACCAACAATACGCCTCAAGTCATTGACTCCAACCGTTTCGCGGCGTCTATCTACTTGCAGCCAGCTCGTTCGATCAACTTCATCGAACTATCGTTTATTGCAACCCGTACAGGCGTTTCGTTCAGCGAAATCGCTGGTTCGGTTTAATCAGATAGTACCTCTTAAAGAAAGAAAAATATATGGCTGAGATTAGTGCATTCAAATCACACATGCGCGCAGGTGGAGCTCGTGCAAACCAGTTCCGTTGCGTTATCACCTTCCCTAACGGTCTAGTGGCTAACGCCAACCTGGCTGGTACAAAGGCTGAGTTCATGTGTAAAGCAGCTTCCATTCCTGCAGCTGAAGTTGGGGATATCTCCACCTTCTATCGCGGGCGTGAAGTCCACTTTGCCGGTGAGCGTACATTCGCACCATGGGCTGTGACCGTATTCAACGACAATGACTTCCTACTGCGTAATGCATTCGAGTCATGGGTTGACGGTATCTCCCATGCAGAAGATACAGGCGGTGTATTGCTACCTTCCGCGTATCAGACTGACCTGGAAGTTCATCAACTAGACCGTAACGACGTTGTGGTGCAGAAGTACAAGTTCACTGATGCTTACCCACAAATCGTTAGCGACATTGCACTTTCATGGGATCAGAACAATCAGATCCAGGAATATGGCGTGACATTCATCTATAATTACTGGACGAAACTCTAAGCTAACTAATTGATACGAACTTAGTTAACGAGTAAACATGTCCCTTAAAGAATCAATTTCAGATATCTTTGGCTTCAAGATAAAGACAAAGGACGATGGCAAGCAAATCCCATCAGTCGTACCTCCAAGTACAGCTGACGGTTCGCTTGTCATTGATACTTCCGTTGTCGGTGGCGGATGGCAAGCCTTTGTCTATGACCCGGATGCAGCGGTTAAGACAGAGAATGACCAGATCCGCCGTTATCGGGAAGTCTCTCAGTTACCTGAAGTTGACAGCGCGATTAGTGACATTGTAAATGAAGCTATCGTTTCAGATCAGGAAGATTATCCTGTCAAGTTAGAACTGGATAATCTGAAGGTCAGTGAGAATATCAAAGCGAAGATCAGGGAATGTTTCGAGGAAATCTTGAACACCCTCGACTTCAACGAATTTGGTCATGAGATTTTCCGTCATTGGTATGTGGATGGGCGTCTAGCTTATCACATTCTATTCAAGGAAAATGACATCAAGAAGGGTATCTCTGAGGTACGCCGAATTGACCCGTTGAAAATCAAGCGTATCAAGAACATCAAGAAGGGTAGGAACCAAGCTGGTGTTGAGATCGTTGAAAGCATTGAGGAATACTTCATCTACAATGATAGAGGTATTTCAGAGAACGCCATCCAAGGTGTTAAGCTCAGTATCGACTCCATTGTTTATGTTCAGTCTGGTATCATTGATACGACTAACAACATGGTTATCGGTCACCTGCAGAAAGCTATCAAGCCTGCTAACCAGCTGCGTATGATCGAAGATGCTATTGTCATCTACACGCTCACTCGCGCACCTGAACGTCGCGTATTCTACATCGACGTTGGTAACTTGCCTAAGATCAAAGCTGAACAGTACGTTCAGGACATCATGAACAAGTTCAAGAACAAGCTCGTTTACAATGCGACCACAGGTGAAATCGCCGATGCTAAGAAGCACCTGAGCATGATCGAAGACTTCTGGATGCCTCGACGTGAAGGTGGCAAGGGCACAGAAATCACGACTCTACAGGGTAGCCAGAGCCTGATTCAAGCTGACTTTGTGAACTACTTCCAGGAAAAACTTTATCAAGCATTGAACGTGCCTCTGTCACGCATCAAACAAGATAGCGGATTCCAACTTGGACGTTCGCAAGAGACAACCCGCGATGAGTTGAAATTCAACAAGTTTATTAATCGTCTGCGCGTAAAGTTCTCTCAGCTATTCCATGACCTATTGCGCGTACAGCTTATCGCTAAGAACTTGATTCGGGCTGATGAGTGGTATCTTATAAATAGTAAGATCAGGTATGACTTTATCAAAGACAACCATTTCACGGAGCTGAAAAATTCTGAGATTCTAACCAATCGAATGAATACCCTTCAACTCATTGACCCGTACCTCGGCAAATACTATAGCAAGGCGTGGGTTCAAAAGAACGTGTTGATGTTAGATGACTCCGAGATCGAGGATATTGCTAAAGAGATTAAGAAGGAAGGCGAAGAAGCTCTCCCAACTGAAATTACTAACCAGCAGGCTATGCTTGCAATGCAAAACGGTGAGGAACCTCCTCTACCAGTTGCTTCCAAAGGATAAAAATGATGGACTATACAGTTAACGACCTAATCGGTGCAATTGATGCTGGTCATGCGCGCGAAACCGAAGATGTATTCGCGGCTCTAGTTGGTACTCGCGTACAGGAAGCATTGGCAACCCGCAAGCAAGAGATCGCATCTAACATGTTTACTTCCGTGGAAGAATCCGTTGGATTGGATGAAGACATCCACATAGCATCTACTAAAGTCTACGGTAAGACACATATTCACACAGAAGATGGTTCAACCCGACCAATAACTTTTGGTGTAGATAAAAACCAAGACCACAAGGGAGTTGCAGATCGTCTGGCTAAGGGTCAAGCATAGAAACGTACTCTAAACCGAAGAAGTAAACGAAAGAGGCGTCTTAATATTAAGTAGCCTCTTTAAGTGAGGGCTTGTTGCAAAAGTGTAATGGCAAGATTATAATAACAACAAGCCTCAAATAAGAAAGAACGAGCCCTCACTTAAAGAACCAAGAGACACAAAGGTAAAACAATGGCAAACTACAGAACATTATTCGAAGAATCTGAAGCTTTTCTTGCAGCGACTCGTACTGTACAGGAATCTTCTG